GCAGCGGCTAGCTTTGGTTGAAGGGCTAGATGCACAGATATATGCTGAGCCACGTATACAGTTAGCTGTGCAGCATAAGTTCGATATGATCTTCAGGGAGTATTGGTTACCTGAATACACAGTACATCAAGAGGAACACTACCTTGATGGTACTACAGGTATGATCGTTGGTGACCTCACTGACAAGGTGAAGGATTGGCGTGACATACACAGTGTATACAGTGAGAATGCACACTCACCTATATCACTCGCACCACCGCGTATACGCGATGTAGACATCAACTACATGAGCATACGACCTAATGCTACCAACCCTGCGAAGTGGTTCAAGATACTACCTGTTACTACAACTGGTAAGATATGGATCACATACCGCACCAAGCCTAATGACTTCGAGGAGGATAGCGACGTTATATACCTAGACACACAGCTACTACTGCTAGGTAGCTGCTGGGATGTACTAGAAGACGATGGCACCAATCCAGGCGCTAGTGACAAGTTCAAGATGCTGTTTCAGGATGCACTCAGTCAATTCAACAGACAGCAATTCAACATCCCAATCAACACTGTGTTGTCCTCGCGCTCTACTGTCAACAGGTGGACGTAATGGTGCAGATGCTGTCTAGACAAGCGAAGCTAGCTGGTAGACCTAAGCCACGTCCTACACCTAAGCTGCAGAATGTCACCATACGTGACTTCGGTGGTGGGCTGAACGTGGTTGATAGCGAGCAGAACCTCACTAGCAAGTTCGCACCTGTGTTCGACAACATGGTGACTTACACAGATAGACGTGTAGGCCCACGCCAGGGCTATGAGATGTGGTTGAAGCTGAAGCAGGGCAATGAGACTGCACCTGCATCAGCACTGATGACTATCAGCACCGTATCAGAGTCACGTGTTGTCGTACTCAATATCACGCATGGATTGTCAGGCACCAACGTATTAGCACACATCACGATTAGCGGTTGGACTAGTGTCTACAACGGTGTCACACCTGTGATGTTGAATAGAACGCACAGCGTACGACGTGTCATCAACGCAGGCGCGGTAGAGATAGTAGTCACCAACTCAGCCACAGGCACAGGTGTGAGTGGTGCTAACACTGTAGACTTCAGCATCGACACGCACATGCTCGGTGGTGAGCCGATAGAGTGCAAGTACTTCGCCAATTACATCGTCGTATGGACTAGCGTTGGTGAGATATTCACAGTTGATAGAGATAAGAATACACAGCGTATATGGAGTGCTGCTGTGGCATTCGCATTGCCAGGTGCACCTATAGCGTGGACAGCTACCGATATGATCGCTAGTGACATATTCGGTAAGGAGTTGATATGCAGCAATGGTAGGGACAAGCCATTGTCGATTGACTTCACACGTGATGATAAGGTGATCTACTTAGTAGACCCAGGCAATAGCAGTAGCAACGCTAAGGTGCCAGCGTTCGATGCATGTAAGTCAGCGTTCAGGTACTTCACCATACACGATACAGAGGTACTCACACAGCCTGAGTGGACTACATCTATACGCATAGCAGCCAAAGACACATCAATGGTCTACTCAGATGCGCCCGGTGCGGGTGATAGTGTAGACATTGACATGAGCAAGATCGTCGCTAGTCCTGAGCAGACTGTACGAGGGTTCGCTACGATCAAAGACACATTGCTAGTCATACAACCTACAGCTACCACACTGATGAAGTACGGTACTACAGCTACCATCAGCGGCGGCGATGTACACGATCCACAGCCTATAGACACGCTCAACAGCTTCGGTAGTAATGCACCTCGCAGCATTGTTGAGATAGGCAGCGACGTGTTCATGATCGACTTCAACGGTGTACCTAGTGCCAAGTTGTCATCTACAACTAATGCTGTAGTACCTGAGCGTGTGAGCAACTACATCGAGAGCATGATGTCGGCTCACATCGGTAGACTACGCAAGGAGACAATGAGACTTAAGACCTTCGGCTTCTTTGATGGTAAGAACAAGTGTGTACACTTCTACATGCCTAAGTTCGACACAGAGGACGATAGGTTACTGACGATTGATCCATTCTACTTCGATGATGACATGGCTGATGATGAGTTCATGAAGTCAACGCTCATCATGCGTATAGATGATCACCAGCTTGAACAGGGTGACATAGTTAAGATCAGCAACGCTACAGGCTTCAGTAGTATCATCGCTGCGAACATCAACGGCGAGCGCACTATCATGGGTGTGCTCAATGAGAACTACTTGCTAGTGTCTATAGGTACAACATTGCCAGTAGGCTCTATACCAAGTTCGACTAGTGGTGGTGGTAACAATGTGAAGATCGAACCTGTCATTGATGGCACCATAGGGTACATCTACCACTACGTACCGCAGCTAAAGCTCACAGCGTGGGCTAGGTTCAAGACTAACAAGTTCCTACGCTTCAACTGCGGCTGCAACACAGTAGAAGGTAGGTCGTACCTATTCACGCCTGACGGCTTCATGATGCGTTATGGTTCACCTGATCATCATGTGACTGCCGACTGGTTCCGTATGTATGACTACGCGCACTGGACGAGTGGACAGCAGTATCGTGTAGGTGACCGTATATATGATAGCACAGATGACCTAGTGTATAAGTGCATCATAGATGTACAAACAACCGCCAGCGACTTCGCTACAGCACGTGCAATGGAGATCGACTCTTGGGAGGAGTACTTAGGTGAACCTATAGACTTCACATGGGAGCTACCGTGGGCTGACTTCGGTGCACGACAGATAGCAAAGGCTATGCGCTTCACACACATAGATGCAGTAGGTGAGGCACAGTTCACACTCTCTCTGTTCGCTGATAACATATACAAGGACGCAGCCACAGGTCAACTTAAGCCAGCTAGACAACTCACCTTCGTACCTAATGACGCGGGTGCATATGGTGCTGGTGCACAGGTGTATGGTGCTGGTAGACGTACACGTGAGCAGAAGCTGTGGATGGTGCCTATGCGCTTCAAGTTGATGAAGGCACGCATGACTGGTAGTAGTGTGAAGCCGTTGTCAATCAATGCACTCAGCTTCTTGTATCAACGTGGCAGCGTGGTGCGAGGGTAGTTGTATGCTATTGACAAGATTGAAGAAACGTGCTATATCCTACTGCCTTCTGCGAAGCAGCAAGAAAGCAAGAGCAGAGGGCTTTCTATATAAGTATAACACGGCGGCTTCATTGCCACATCATCACATGGTGGCAGTGAAATGGTAGCTAATATACGCGGCTACACACCTAATTACAAATTCCGTCTTATTAACTTCGACACACCACGTTGGCATACGCTTGAGTATGCGAACTGGAATATGGCTGATGCGTTGTTGTTGCAATCAGGTATACCACAGGTACGTGGTGGTTGGCAGAATAACACTGCGTACTTAGAAGGCGACCGTGTATTTGATGAAGATACGTCAGCTACGTATAGATGTCTGATTGCACATACTAGTGCACTGACAGGTACATTCGGCGAAGACCGCATACTACATCCTGCCTACTGGTCATTGCAGCTATCAGGTACACCTGTATTCCGTGATGAGTGGGTGTCTGGTGTTGCTTATGTGCTAGGTGATATAGTATCAGTCAACGATTACACCTTCTACCTATGCACAATGGCACACATGTCGAGTGTGACATTCCCGCCTGATGCGTTGTTCTGGCAAGAGGTCTTCGACGCTGCTCAAGTTGTAATAGACGCTGAAGCTGCGAAGGATGCAGCATACCAATTCTCGCTTGATGCACAATCATCCGCTAACGACGCTCAATCGAGTGAAGAAGATGCACAGCTTGCAGAGGATGCAGCTAAAGGATGGGCTAACGACGCACGTGCTGCCACTGGTGGTTTTAGGTGGGCATACTCTAGTAGTACTACTGCTGCTGATCCTGCTGTTGGCAGAGTAGCATTCAACAATGCTAATCCTCTAGCTATAACTGAAATCTATCTCAGCGCATACAACGGTGAAGTCGGCAACCCTGATGTTAGCGATTGGGTTGCTACATGGGATGATAGCACCAACGTATTAACACGTGGCACGTTGCAAGTACGTAAAGTCGGTTCGCCTGAACAGTTCATGATCTTTGAACTGAAAGGCAACATCACAGATAACGGTGCGTGGTTGTTGCTACCTGTAGCATACATCACACACTCAGGCTCTATCATCAATGGCGAAGCTATAAGCCTAGGCTTTGTGCGTGCTGGTAATCAAGGCCCCACTGGTACAGGTGGTGGCGACATGTTGCGTGCCAACAACTTGAATGATGTTGTTAGTATAGCGAACTCACGTACTAACTTAGGACTAGGCACTGCACAGATACCTACGTTCTCACAAGTGCTGCTAGGCAATCAACCTAGCGATCCTATGCACGCAGCTACACGTGGCTATGTTGATAGCTCACCATCACTAGTCGTCAGTGATACTGCACCTAATGCAACTACGTCACTAGCTGGCACGTTGTGGTGGGATAGCGATCTAGGTACGCTGTTCGTGCTATACGACGATGGTAATAGTAAGCAATGGGTACAAGCTACAGCTACTCCTGGCATTGATACTACGCCGCTAGTCAAGAAGGCCGGCGATACCATGACCGGCGATCTGACCATTGCTAAGGTCGATCCATTTATAACACTTAATAGAGCCGCGGTAGGTCAACGTGCGGCAATCATCGGCAGCGTGAATGGGCTGACACGTTGGCGCATGTCGTTTGGCAATCCGGCAGCTGAGAGTGGTGGCAACGTAGGTTCTAACTTCATCATCTCACGTTACAACGATGTTGGAGTTGGAATTGACGAC